GAGCGTGACAGCAATTGGCTGCCCGAATGGCGCGAATTGAGCGACTTCATCATGCCTCGGGCCGGGCGCTTCAATACCTCGGACGTGAACCAGGGCAAGCGCCGCGACAAGAAGATCATCAACCCGCGAGCCACGTTTGCAGCTCGCACCTTGGCTGCCGGCATGCACAGCGGCATGACCAGCCCGGCGTCGCCGTGGTTCAAGCTGGGCACGCCAGACCCGGGCCTGATGCAGTTCGGCCCGGTCAAGGAATGGCTGTACGCGGTCGAGAAGGCTATGCGCGAAGTCATGGCGCGGTCGAACCTCTACAACGTCTTGCCCACCGTCTACGGCGAGGAAGGGGTTTTTGGTACCGCCGCAATGGCGGCACTGCCGGACGATCACGACACGGTGCGTTTTTACCCGTTCACCGTTGGCAGCTACATGATCGCCAACAGCGACCGGGGGCAGGTCGACACGTTGTATCGCGAATTTCGGATGACGGCCCGGCAGATGGAACAGCAGTTCGGCAGAGCGGCCATGAGCATGACGGCGCAAGGCTTGCTCACTTCCAATTCAGAGGCGTGGATTGATATCTGCCATGCGACGGAGCCCAACGACCAGCGCGAGCAGGGACGCAAAGACAACCAGAACATGGCTTACCGTTCCGTGTATTGGGAGAAGGGCGGCGACAGCGACAAGGTGTTGCGTCAGTCCGGCTTTCAGGAGTTCCCGGTAATGGCTCCACGCTGGGATGTTCTCGGCGAGGACGTTTATGGCACCGGGCCCGGCTCTATGTGCATCGGCTCAACCAAGGCTTTGCAACTGATGGAGCGGCGCAAAGCCGAAATGATAGAGAAGGGCGTGCGCCCACCTATGGGAGCGCCCGCCAGCCTCCAGAATCAGCGAGCATCCATCTTGCCGGGGAGTATCACTTACCTCAACGATGTGCAGCTTGGGGCCAAATTCGCCCCGTTGTACGAAGTGAATCCGGGGTGGATCAACCAAATGCGTGGCGAGATTGCCGCAGAGGAACAGATTACCGACACAGCGTTCTTCGTTGACCTGTTCCTGATGATCAGCCAACTGGATGGCGAGCGCACCGCTTACGAAATCGCCACGCGCAAAGAGGAAAAAATGCTGATGCTCGGCCCCGTGCTCGAGCGCCAGAACGATGACTTGCTTGATCCGTGCGTTGACCAGGTGTTCCACCTGATGGTTGAGCAGTCGTTACCGCGCTGGATGGGGCTGCTGCCGGGCAATCCGCTGTTGCCACCACCGCCCAAGGAGATGGGCGGCCTGGACCTGCGCATTGAGTACACCAGCATTCTGGCTCAGGCCCAGCGGGCGATTGAGGGCTCCAGCATCGAGCGTGCGATTGGCTTCGCGGGCACCGTGGCCAACATCAAGCAAGACCCTTCATCGCTTGACCTGCTCGACACCGACAACGCGTTGCGCGAGTACTTCAAGGCCGTCAGCGTGCCGCCCACGCTGGTGCGCTCTGATGACCAGGTCGCGGCGATTCGTCAGCAGCGCGAGCAGGCACAGCAGCAAGCCCAGATTGAACAGCAACTGGGCAGCGCCATTCAGGGGGCTGAGCTGTTGAGCAAGACCGACACGGGCGGCAACAACGCCCTTACTCAACTCACAGGCTTGATGTGATGGACGACGAACAGCAGAAACCCACAGAACAACAGCTGCAGGACATAGCCGACTTCCGTTGGCTGATGAGCGACAGCCGGGGGCGTCGCTTTATGTGGCGAATGATGGAGCGGTTCAGGATTTTCCAGCCCTCCATCGGGCCCACGGACGCCGTGACCAATTACAACGAAGGCCAGCGCAATGCTGGCCTTTTTCTTTTAAGCCAAATCAACACCCTGTGCCCTGCGTTGTACGCCGTTATGGCGTCCGAAAACGCCCCGCAGCCGCTTGATGAGCAACCTTCGGAGACTGATGAATGAACCGTTTTATGAAGCTGATGGGTTTTGTGCTGATGAATGAGGCGGTCGGCGATGGTGCCGGCGGCCCAGCGGCGGCACCTGCGCCCGCTCCCACGGGCGAAGCCGGTACAGCGCCTGCTGCCGACGCCACTGCAACCACTCTTTTAACCCCGCCCGCTCCTGCGCCTGATCCAGCAGCAGCCGGGACCGAAACCAAAACCCCGGAACAAATCCAGCAGGAGGCGGATGCAGCGGCGGCAGCCAAGAAAGACGACGAGGGCAAGCCAACCGGCGCGCCAGAGGCCTACACCGACTTCACGGTGCCCGAAGGCATTGAGATGGACGGCGACACCCTGGACGCGTTCAAGGGGCTGGCCAAGGAGTTGAACATTCCGCAGGAGGCCGCGCAAAAGCTCGTCGACCTGCAAACCAAACTCGCCGCCAAGCAGGTTGAGGATCTGCAATCCGCCGTAGTCGCCCAAAGCCAGAAGTGGGCAGCCGAGGTCAAGAACGATCCCGAGTTGGGGGGCGAGAACTACGACAAGAGCGTGGCCAGCGCCATCAAGGTCATTCAGGCCTTTGGCGATCCTGCCCTCACCGAGCTGCTCAACGACTCAGGCCTGGGCAACAACCCGGCGCTGTTCAGATTCTGCCACCGCATCAGCGCGGCGATCTCGGAGGACAAGTTCGTCATGCCGGGCAGCCAAAGCAACGCCCCCAAAGAAATGAGCATTGTTGACGCCTTCCGATAAGGCACTCATAAACCGCAGGAGACACACAGATGGGCATTTTGACCGCAACCATGCCAACGCTGATCGATAAGTTCAGCCGCGAAGACAGCTCTAAAAAGGTCATGAAGATCGTCGAGCTGATGGCAAAACGTAACGACATCCTGATGGATGCCGAGTATCAGGAGTGCAATGACGGCTCCAAGCACAAGACCACCATGCGCTCGGGCATCCCTGAACCCGCTTGGCGGGTGTTCAACCAGGGCATTCAGCCAAGCAAATCAACCACCGTTCCGGTGCTCGACACCACCGGCATGATGGAGGATTACGGCCTGGTCGATAAGGCGCTGGCAGACCTCAGCGGCAACGCCGATGCTTTCCGCACCTCTGAAAACATGGCCAAGCTTCAGGGTTTCAACAACAAAGCCTCCCGCTACATGATCTATGGCAACACCCAGTCAGAACCGCAGGCATTCCTCGGGCTTGCGCCGCGCTACAACGACAAGTCGGCCGAGTCGGGCGCGAACATCGTCGACGCTGGCGGTACCGGATCGACCAACACGTCAATCTGGTTTGTAACCTGGGGCGAGATGACCACCCATCTGCTGTATCCGAAGGGCTCTGTTGCGGGCTTCCAGCACAAGTTCCTCGGCCAGCAAACCGCCCGTGCTGAAAACGGAGGTGACTTCGAAGCCTATCGCGACCACTTCAAGTGGGATATCGGCATGTCGGTACGTGACTGGCGCGCCAACGCCCGTATCGCGAACATTGATGTGACGGCACTCACCCGTGACGGCGCGACCGGCGCGAACATCATCGACCTGATGATTGATGCGATGTACCGCATCGACAACCCGGAGCAGGGCGAAGGTCGAACCGTGATCTATGCCAACCGGACCATTCAAGCCTGGCTGCACAAGCAGGCGATGAACTCCAAAAACGTCAACCTCACCATCGGTGAGTACGGCGGCAAGAAGATCCCGGAGTTCCTGGGCATCCCTATCAAGCGTATTGACGCCATCCTCAACACCGAAGCCCGCGTAGTCTAACGACTGCGTGGTTTTCCCCTCTTTTGGAGAGACCACCATGCTTTTCGACGCAAAGCTGCTCATGTCGAACGCCCAGGCTGTGACTGCCTCGGCGGCATCGACCGATATCATTGACCGTGGCGACTCCAAGGACGTTGGTCGCGGCGGTGATATCCCACTGGTTATTCAGGTTGTTGAATCGTTCAACACCCTGACCAGCCTCACCATCGATCTGCAAACCGATGACAGCCCAGGCTTCGGCTCGGCTCGCTCGCTGTTTCAGATCGTTGTGCCGCTGGCCGATTTGAAGCTCGGCTACCAAACCGCTGTTATCACCTTGCCGCAGAAAACCAAGCGTTATCTGCGCGTCAACTACACCGTGACTGGCACCGCCCCTACTACGGGCAAGATCACTGCTGGCGTGGTTGCTGGAGTGCAAACCAATGCCTAAGCCTTATGAAGTGCTGGAGCGCTCATTTATCAATGGTCGCCTCTACGAGCCAGGCGAGCGCGTCACGCTTGAAATTGACAGTCCAGGCGGCAACCTCAAGTTGCTTGAGGCGGCAAAGGGCACGGTGCACGCCAGCACCGACCCGCAGGGCGCTGGTAAGGCGGCGTTCAGCGCCAAGCATAACGGTGGTGGTCGCTACATCATCATCGATGCAGGCGGCGGCAAGGTGGGTGACTTCACCGGCAACAAGGAAGAGGCGGAAGCGGAGGCCGCTCGCCTGGTTGCTGGTGGTCAGATCGCGCCATCTACCGACCCGCAGGGCGCTGGTGATGGTACCGGCGAAGGCGGCGCAGGCAACACGGGCGGCGACGGCGGCACAGGCGGCAACGGACTGCCAGACGCCTGACCCACAGCAACAACCCCATCAGGGCCCTTCGGGGCCCTTTCTCATTTCTGAGGTTCCCGAATGTCCAGCGACGTCGAAATATGCAACATCGCCTTGTCGCGGGTTGCTCACACCCAGCCGATTGTTTCACTGACCGAGCGAAGCAAGGCGGCGGAACTGTGCCGCGTGTTCTATTCGTCGCTGCGTGAACAGGTGTTGCAGGCGTTCCCTTGGCCGTTCGCGGAATCGCTTGTCGCACTGGCGGACATTGGTAGCCCGGCACCTGGCTGGGCTTTCCGGTACCGCTATCCGGCTGACTGCCTGAAGGTCCGCAACATCGTTCAGCCTGGCTGGCGGCGTGCGCTGACCAGCGATCAACAGATCCCCTACAAAATTGGCTATGACGCCGGTGGCCGGGTGATCCACACCGACCAGCCCGAAGCCGCATGCCGTTTCACCTACAGCGTGGATGACTCCACGTTCTTTGATCCGCAGTTCGCTGATGCGCTGTCTTGGCGGTTGGCGATGGAGCTGGCCTTGCCGTTGAGCGCGAAGTCTGACCTACAGGCCTTTGCGGGTCAGCAATACCGATTGGCCCTGACCCTCGCTGAAGGGGCGGCTTTCCAAGAATCTCAGGACGATCCCGAGCCTGAATCAGAATTTATAACGGTGCGCTCATGAGTAGCCTTCTTCAGCCCACGTTTGCAGCCGGTGAGCTGTCGCCCTCTGCCAGTGCCCGCACCGACATTGCCCGCTATTACACGGGCCTCAAGCTGTGCCGCAACTTTATGGTCATGCCATACGGTGGCGTGCGTAATCGCCCGGGCACGGAGTTTGTGTGTGAGGTCAAGGATTCGACCAAGCGTTGCCGCCTGATCCCGTTCCAGTTCAACGACGAGCAGACTTACATCCTGGCGTTTGGCGACTTGACCATGCGGGTCATCAAGGACGGTGGCCAGGTGCTTTACGGTGCTGGCGACAATGCCGGGCAACCCTTTGAGCTGGCGCTGCCGTACACCCAAGACGATCAGCCGCGGCTCAACTACACCCAGTCCGCCGACGTAATGACCTTTGCGCATCCCGGCTACAAGCCTCGCGAGTTGAGCCGCCTTGCCCATGACAGCTGGATCACGGCTGAAATCAACCTGGCACCGCGCATTGCCGCGCCGGCAACGGCAACAGCGGTCACCGGCGGCGGTGCCGGCATTCAGCAGACGTGGCGCTACCAGGTGACGGCCGTGCTGGATGACAACAGCACCATTGACGAGTCGCTGCCGGTCACGACCAACGCCGTCAACGTCTTCAATGACACGCTGGCTGCGACAATCACCTGGGCCGCTGTTACCAACGCCACGTATTACATCGTCTATAAGGACAACGCCGGGGCCGGGATCTACGGCTTTATTGGTCGGGCCACGGGCACCACCTTCACGGACAAAAACATCACCGCCACCAAAACGGACACCCCGCCAACGGGCAACGACCCGTTTGTGGGCGTCGGCAACTATCCGGGGGCGGTGGGCTATTACCAGCAACGCCTTGTGTTCGCGGGCAGCGATCTGAGCCCCCAAACCGTCTGGATGAGCAAAACAGGCCTGTTCAAGAACTTCGGTTACTCGACGCCCAACAAGGACGACGACGCCATTACCTTCACCATCGCCAGCACCGAAGTGAACCGCATGCGCCACCTGCTGGGCTTGCGCAAGTTACTGGGCCTGACTTCTGGCGGGGAGTGGACGTTTAACGGCTCTGACACGGGGCTGACCTCAAAGACCATTCAGGCCAGCCAGGAAGGCTACGACGGTTCGGCGCTGGTACCGCCCGTGGTGGTGGGTACCAGTGCGGTCTACGTCCAGGCGCGAGGCAACCGCGTGTCGTCGTTTGGCTATTCCCTTGAGGCTGACGGCTTTGCCGCCGATGACCTGACCATTTTCAGCGCGCACCTTTTCCGTGGGCGTGAACTGACAGCCGTTGCCTACCAGAAAATCCCTGACTCGATTGTCTGGTACGTCCGGGATGATGGCGTGCTGCTGGGCCTGACCTACAACCCCAAGCAGCAGCTTATTGGCTGGCACTGGCATGACACGGACGGCTTTGTTGAGTCCATCGCCTGCATCCCCGAGGGGCAGCAGGACGCGCTTTACATGGTGGTGCGCCGCACAATCAACGGCGAGCAAAAGCGCTATATCGAGCGCATGGCCAGCCGTCAGATTGAGTCGATTGAAGATGCGTTCTTTGTCGATTCGGGCCTGACCTACGACGGTCGCAACACGGACCGAACCAAGACCATGACGCTGACAGGGGGCGCAGCGTGGCTGTTCCCGGAAGAGCTCACCCTGAAGGCGGTGGGGCATGAACCGTTTACGGCTGACAGCGTGGGCGCTGAATACGCACTCAACACAGCCGCGACCGACGAGCGCGGAGACCCCAGCACGGACATTGTTCGCGTGGAGGTGGTTGGGTTTACCGATGCCAGCACTGTCAGCGTCAGGCTGCTGATCATCTGCCCCGAATCGCTGCGTGACACGCCGGTTTCAACCTGGGCCCGGCAAGTGAAAACCCTCAGAGGTCTGGGCCACCTGGAAGGCAAAACGGTGTCCATCCTGGCTGATGGCAGCGTTCACCCCCAGCGCGAGGTGGTGAATGGGGAAATCGTGCTGCAGGAGCCTGCCGGGATCGTTCACGCCGGGTTGCCGTACTTCTCGGACATGGAAACCCTCGACATTGAGCTGAAGAACGCCAACGAAACCGTGCTCGACAAGAAAATCGCCGTTACATCGGTGACGGTTTTGGTTGAGGACTCGCGGGGCATTCTTGCCGGTACCAACAAAAACCATTTGTACGAGAACAAGCCCGAGCGCGACACCTACGAGCAGCCTATCGACCTGCTGACCGGGCGCGCCGAGATTCACATCACCAACACATGGGAAGGCAACGGCCGGATCTTTATCCGTCAGGCCGACCCGCTGCCACTGTCGGTGCTGGGTGTTATTCCGGAGGTGACCATTGGCGGGCGCTGAAGTGTTGCCGGTCACGGTTGAGGATATTGCGCTCATCCTGCCGGACGTCCGCCAGGCGGACATTGATGAAATCAGGGATTCGCTGGGCGTATCCATTGGGTGCGCGCTGTACGACGGGATCACCAGCAGCCTCAACGCAAAAAAGATCGTCATCGATGACCAGGTGGTGGCGGTGTTTGGTGATGCCGTTTACAGCCTGCTGGGTTCGGTGGGCGTGCCTTGGCTTATCAGCACCGTGCACGTTGAGCGGCATGCCCGCGCATTCCTCAAGGTCTGCAAACCCGAAGTGCAGGCCATGCTGACCCGCCATCAGCACCTGATGAATTACGTCGACACCCGCAACACGGCCGCCATTCGCTGGCTCAAGTGGCTGGGCTTCAACTTCGAACCTGCTGCCCCTTATGGCGTGCGCCGGGTTCTTTCGCATCGTTTCACTTTGAACAAGGGGCATTGATATGTGCGGAGCTTTTGCGCTACCGGCTGCCGCTGGCTTGTCGCTGGCCAGCGGGTTGATGGGGGCGTCCAACTCAATCAAGCAGGGCAACTATCAATCCAGCTTGCTGCGCCAAAACGCCATCCTCAAAAACCAGGCTGCCGATGAAACGGTCATCGCCGCAAACACCAGCGCCGACTGGCAGCGCGTAAAGGCTGGCCAAGCGATCGGCACACAGCGCAGTGCCCAGGCTGCCAACGGCATCGACGTGAACAGCGGCAGTTCGGCCCAGCTTCAGGATGACACCGCCCTGCTGGGCGAACTGGACGCCCTGACCATCCAGAACAATGCCGCCCGCGAGGCTTACGGGCTTCGGGTGCAGGCCAATCAAGACGTGGCCAACGCCAAGCAGGTCAAGAAGAACGCCGGTAGCAGCGCAATGGGTTCGATTTTGGGCGGTGCCGGCAGCGCATTCGGCTTCTATGCGGGGAGTAAATAATGGCACGCGTACCCACATACGACAGCCCGCAGGTCCAGCAGCAGCCGGGGCGTCCAATCCAGATCAGCGGTGTGGCACCGGACAGTTCGCCAATCGCTGACGGGGTAAAGAGCTTTGAGCGTGGCGCTCAGATTTTGGCGGACAAGCAGCGGGAGGAAACCAACGCCGCCGTTCTCCAAGGGGCTGCGACTGCGTTAGGCGAGTATCAGAACAACGACCTGTTCAACCCGGAAAACGGTGTGTACGCCACCAAGGGTGGGGCAGCCATCGGAATCAGCCAGACGCGGCTGGAGGCTTTCGACAAGCACGCCGTTGATATTCGCAACGGCTTGAACTCGGACGAGCAGCGTAACAAGTGGGATGCGTATTACAGCGGTCAACGTCGAAGCTACTCGGGCGATCTGCAGAAATATGAATTCAAGGAAATTGACCAGTTCAAGTCGGACCAGGCTAAAGGCTTTCTCACGACAGCCAGCCAGTCAGCGGTACTCAATTACCAAAATCCCGAGCAGATTAACCGCTCACTGGCTCAGATCGACGCCGTTTTATCCTCGGAAGGCATGCGCAACGGGATTGCCCCCGAACTCTTGGAGGCGCAAAAGCTCAAGGTCAAAAGCTCCATCTATGCCGACGTGCTCCAGCGCCAGGCAACGGATGACCCCTTTGTCGCTCAAAAGCGCCTGAAGGAATACCAGGGCTCAATGAGCGCCGATGACCTGGTGCGTGTTGGCGGGATGATCGAAAACAAGGTGGACCGTCTTCAACAGAAAGCCGAAATGGCGCAACTTCGGGCCGAGGCCAAAGCCGAACGGACGCTGGGCAAGATCGATGCCCAGATATCCAGCGGCATCCCGGCCACCCCTGAAATGTGGAAGGCCTGGGGGAACAGCGTTCGCGGCACCCCGGCACAGGACGAGTTCAATCAGCGCGTCAACCAGGAGGTGGAAACGCAAAAAGTCTTGCGCCTGCCCATCGATCAGCAGGTTTCGTTTGTTAATGAGAAAACCGCTGAGCTGCAACAGAAAGGCGGCACGGTGGCGGACGCTGCCAACCTGAACCGGCTGGCGCGTGCAGTGGATGCGTCCGCCAAGATGATGAATACCGCACCGCTCGATTACTTCCAGCAGCGATTGGGCGGTGATGTGCCGCCGCTTGATCTGGGCTCAGAGGATGCCCCGGCGGTTCTTGCTGACCGCCTGGCAGCCATTCAAGGGATGCAGCATAAGTTCGGGCCGACCGTGACCATGAAGCCATTGTTGCCACAAGAGGCCAGGCAGATCAGTGCACAGCTCGAGTCAATGTCTCCAGACGATCAAAGCAAGTTGTTTGCGCAGCTACACAGTGCGATGGGCGACGACAAAGCTTATGCGGGAGCCATGCAACAGATCGCCCCGGACTCGCCAATACGTGCGCTGACAGGCCTGATCGCGGGCAAGCAGCGCAGCATGACACTACAGAGCAAGTGGTTTTCACCGGACGTTGAGGCGACTTCTGGCGACGTGGCCAAGACCATGATGATGGGCGAAAGCATCCTGAATCAGTCCAAAAATCAGAAGGCTGAGAATGGATCGTCGCGAGGCTTTCCATTGCCCAAACAGACCGAATTTCAGACCGCTTTCAGCAGCGCGATGGGTGATGTGTTTGCTGGGCAGCCGCAGGCTTATGACTTGGCCATGCAAGCTACGAGGGCCTACTACACCGGAGCAGCTGCGCAACGCGGTGACATATCCGGCGAAGTAAATAACCGTCAGATGAAGCATGCAATCAAGGCGTCGGTAGGTGAGGTGGTCGACTTTAACGGCTCCAGCACCCTTGCTCCGTGGGGCATGGCTGCTGACACCTTTCATGACGTTGCCGAAAAGAAACTGAGCCAAGTCCTGTCAAAGCCGTACTTCGGCAAGCAGGCCCAAGGCATGGTTGCCCAAGGGAATATCGATCTGAACGCACGCCCTCGAGTCAAGAATGCAGACGGTTCAATAAGCACTGTGCGCTCTATGTCTGCGAACTTTGACGGGCAAGAAGTGCTTATCCCAACGGTTAGCGACGATGGAAAGATCCTCAGTGATGAGGCTGCGATTGATACCTATCTGCGCACCGGCAAGCACCTGGGCAAGTTCGACACCCCCGACAGCGCGACTGCTTATGCCGAGGCCCTTCATGATGATCAGGCGAACCGGTACGTGGGCGACAACAAGGCGTCAACTGCTGGCTTGAGCCTGCGCCAGTACAAGGACGGCGTGTACTACGTGATGCAGGGCCAGCAATTCAAATACGGGGCCGACGGTAAACCCCTAATGATCAACGTGAATGAGGCAAACCAATGAGCTTTGTCAGTGATTTGGCATTCAACGATCAGCGAGCCCTTGAGCAGGAGGCGGCGGAGAACCCGGCCACTGCCGAACCAGACCCCGGCTTTTGGGATGGTGGCTTTGATGCGATTGGTACCGGCCTTGCCCGCGGCTCTTTCGAGGCGGCAACAACGGTGCAGGCCGGGTTCAATAATCTTTGGATATCCGGCCTCGATGCCGCCGCCAGTGTTCTGTTGCCCGAACCACGCGGCGGCGGGACACCGAGCGTTACAGAAGCAGAGCGCACCTTTCGCGAAGACCAGTCAGCAGCCAACGCTGAAATGATCACCAGTCTGCGGCCATCAGCAGAAACCTCGGGGCTGGCCGCGCAGATCATCAGTGAGGTTTCAGCCGTCATTCCCCGCACCGTCGGGGGCTTTGTGGTGGCGGGACCGGTGGGCGGAGCGGTTGCGGCTGGCGCGCCAGCGGGGTACAGCGGCGAAATTGTCGCGGAGTCAGAAGGGATCGACCCGGGAACCGCCAGAATCAAGGGCGTGATTGATGCCGCAA